TTAAGCTGTCCAGCTGTGACCGCACCCCTGGCAAACTGCCATGGTCTTGTGGATCGTCTTGGTCTTGTACTTACGAGGCCGGAAAATTTTGTAGATCAGCATAGGAATGGTCAGGAATAGCCACATCATGGGCTCCCACCACCATCCGACTAGTAGCCAGTAGAGTGGACTATGCTTCTTCTTCATCTGCGTTTCCGATACGATTTGAGTTGTGACATTATTGCTTTTACATTTAGGACATTGCATGCGTGATGACCTCCCGATATTTTTAGACTATTATACCATTATTTTGCAATCGGTTACTAATGTTTACGGTTTGTTTACTTAATATTACTAACTTTTTGTTGACTACTAACACAATGTATAGTATTATAAAGACATAGAAGAAAACAAAATAAACGGAGGTAAACACAATGAAAAACTTTGAAGAAATCAACGCCCTGATCAACAAGAATTTTGAGCTGGATCACTTTATAACAGCGCTGCTTAAGGACTTTAACGAAACCTCAGACATCGAATCTCTGGAGAGAATTGAAGAGGTCCAGGAAGAAATGACGAACAACAGCAGGCAGATCGCCAGACTGAGAGGTGACAACTAATGAAAGCAGATTCAGAAATTATCCAATGGCTGCTAGAGCAGCAAATATCCAGATATCAGATATCAAAAAACACAGGAATAACTGAAATGACGCTCTCCAGGCTAACAAATGGGGCCAGCAAAATCGAGAACCTGCCACTCAAGACCGCCGCTGCACTCACTGAATATGCTGAAAAAATAATGAAAGGAAGAGAAGAAATGAGAACATGGGAAAGAAAAAACTACTACGTCGCTGAGGAAACTTTTGATCACGACCTTCACAAATTTGTAATCTACTCCAATGATGATGAGGTCATCGGAGAGATCTACCCCAACTCCATAGAGGACATGGAAACAGTTATTGATGATCTGGACAATGGCGCTGATGTAGATGGCTGGGAAGACGGCCAGGGCAACACAATTAAAATACCTAGATAATATAAAAGGGAGCCCTCTCCACCACAGAGTAGGCTCCCTAATAACAACATTTCCCCCAAGCAATAGAGGACTATTTAATTATAGCATAGTCCTCTTAAATTTAAAGGAGGCAAACATGCAAGAACAAATTATTATCAAGATACTGCAAGAGCTGCCACTGGAGATGCAATCGGATATGAGAGATAAACTCAGACTTATCCTGGATGATTATGATATACAACCCAAAACTAAAGCTCTGGCGCTCAACAGCGATATGTCGCAATACATTGCAATGTACCTGGCCACACGCAAGCTGGATGGGTTGTCAGATAAGACTCTCCAGGAGTATAAGATTAAACTTGAGATTTTCTCATCCTGGGTGCCTCTCAATGCGGACCAGGTAACGACCATGGACATCAGAAAGTTTCTGGCCCAGTATGGCCAAGAGCGAAAGCTCAAAAACTCCTCGCTCAATGGATTCCAGACGGTGATTAAAACCTTCTTTGGATGGCTTGCTGATGAGGAGTACATCCCGAAATCTCCAGCGAAGAAACTGCAGCCAATCAAGCACGAAAAGAGAACCAGAAAGTCACTCTCTGCTGAGGACTTGGAAAGACTGAGAGAAGATGGGTGCAGGACTGCAAGAGATAGGGCTATACTTGAGATGTTTTTCTTCACCGGTGGCCGCGTGAGTGAGATCCGACAGATTGACATCGATAAAATCAACTGGCACGAGAACAGCGTCTCTGTCATAGGTAAAGGAAATAAAGAGAGGACCATCTTTTTCGGAGATAAAGCCAAAATGTATCTCAAGAGGTACCTAGCGGAAAGAGGGATCTCAGAAGAAAAGGCTCTGTTTATTGCTGAAAAGAGACCTTATGGGAGATTGTCTGCGAGATCTCTTCAGACTATCATCAATACAATAGGGATTGAAGCGGGGTTTGAGCAGTCAATTTTTCCTCATCTTTTACGACATACCATGGCTACCCTGGGCTACAAGTCAGGGATAGAGTTGCCAATCATCCAGGAACTACTTGGTCACAGCTCGCCAGCCACTACTCAGATATACGCTCAGCTTGACAAGGGGATCGCCCAACAAGCGCACAAGAGACATATGCAGATATAAAAATAAAGGGAGGCATAACACCTCCCTTTTAGCTTACAGTTTATTATTGTTTAATCGCTTCTGCAATTCCTTGACCATGCTCGATGGTCTGGAGATTACTCCATCCACAGGCGTGCCTAAATACTCCTGGAGCCTTTTAATTGTTGCAGGACCCATAAGTCCATCCTCAACTAATCTAGCAGGCTCTGGAGCTTTGGGAGGCTCTACAGGCTTAGGAGTTCTCAGCTTGGCGATAAGCTCTTCTGCTTTAGCTTTACTCTGTGGTCCGTAATATCCATCCACAGTAAGTCCGTTGTTACGCTGGAATAGCCTTACAATACTTTCTGTAGCAGGACCAAAAGACCCATCTACAGTAACAGCATATCCGATTTCTTTAAGGACTGCCTGCATGATCTTGACATCAGTACCCTTGTCTCCTTTGGATAGTGCTTTAACAATGCCCAGCTCTTTATACACAGCTCTGCGAAAATCATCCATGGTATAGCCAAACTTAGAGAACCAGTGCTCTGGATCTCCATGGTTAGAGGCTATGCCTTTTCTGTTGCCCTCTTTGTGTGAGAAGATATCATTGACGGTCAGCCCAAGTCTCTTGATCATGACCGCTGTATACTCCACAGCATTTTTATAGGCCTTAAAGAAATACTCCTCTGAATGATCTTTGTCCTCACAGATTTCAAATCCAAAGTAGTACCTGTTACCTGTTGATGTACCTACATGCCACGCCTCTCTGGTCTCTGGCAAGCACTCAATGACCTCTTTGTTATCGAGAAAAGCATGTACAGCCTTGGCCACAGTGGCGTTGTTCCATCGGTCTCTAAAAGGTTTGGCCATGACTCCTGGAGTCGCTGTGGAGTGTACAATGATGCCTATCTTTTTATAGTTGCGATTGTTCGAATAGCAGCGGTTCTTTGTGTAATAGTCTTTTTTGATAACAACCATTACTTCACCTCTTCCTTCTTAAGGTTCTTCACAGCCTCGAAAGCTCCTGTTGCTGCGAGTCCGCTAGCTAATCCCCCGAGAAGTATTTCAGGCGTAAAGGCAAACCCATTGAGCCATGAGTTGAGAACAATTCCAAGCACCCCCATGATCAATGGGATGTACTTATTTGGGATTTTATCCAGGCTGTGCTTAATTATATAACCAACACCAAGACAAATCCCAGTAACGATAACAACGATGTAATCTGCTAAAATTTCCATATTAACCTCCGTTTACTATGATTTTAAAAAGAAATGCCGATATCAGAGTAACTGCGCTGGCTACCAGGAGCCATTTAAACTTTCCCCAAGCTTCTCCTTCTTTTGTCTGGATGGAGTTGATTTCTTTTTTCACTGCGTTCATGTCATCCTTGACGTCTTTCACATCATCCTTAATTGTGGTGATCTGCTCTGCTATGACCGCTACGCTTTTCGTCAACTCATAAAGCATGTCTTGTCTTTCTTCGATTTGCTTGATGCTGTCTCTGTTTTCTTTTGCAACTTTAAACAAAGTAACCACATTCTCTTTCAGTGCTGCCACTTCTGCTTCTTTTACACATTTGTGCTCCATATCTCACCTCTGTCTTTTAGTTTCTTCTTTCCCCACGCTGTCTCTTTTGTAATTTAAAAGGGAGCCTAAGCCCCCTTGTTCATCTTCTGTTTTTCTGCGCAATTTACAACCTTTGAGCAATAGCGGACGATTACACCATGATTTCAGTTTTTTCTTCTTCGGTGATTCTTCCGATTTCCACGAGATGGTTTAGATAAGCTTCGTCGATTTTTCCCATTTGGTACTGTAACTTGAGAAATCTTAGCATTAAAATCCACCCCCTAAAATATCTACCATCAGCATTTCAAGTGCTTCAAGTCTTTCTGCTTCGGTCGGTTCAATCGGTTCTGCCTGCGCTTTCATGTTGTCAATGTATTCCTGCGTTGCTCCTTCTTCCCATGCTTCACCGTTCCACTTTGGCAAGTGATAGGGTATATAACAAGGTGTTTCCATAATATCATCACCTTGCTCAGATGGATGTACAGTGTCAACCATCAGACCTGTTTCAATGTCGATTTTAATTTTATCCCTCATGATTAAACCTCCGCTTTGAATCGTATTCCATCAAGAGACGCCCTTGCATTATTTACCGTCCCGTCAATTACAACGTCACCTTGTGTTGTTATTGTTATCCTGATAAATTGATTATTACTTACACATGCAAATCTCGTTATTTGAGAAACCCGATAACCAAGCGGAAGTCTAAAGGCGGGTAAACCTTGGGACGCATTATTTACTTCACCTTTTACAATTACGAAACCAAAATTGTCTTTCATGTACCTAACAGGTGAAAATTCAGTCATACCATTCAAAAGTGTAGGTGTAATCCATGCTTCCTGTGCCTTGTTTGCCTTGTTATTAAAAAGCTCGTTGATAGCGTTGACGATTGATGTCTTGGCAGTGGTCAGCAAACCTGACAGTAACCCTACATCTGTTTTTTCTGCCTTATCCTGCTCAATATCATTCAATTGCGCATCAACATAGATCTTGTCTGCTTTGCTGGAGAAGTCGTTTATTCTCTGGTTTTCCGCTGTGATTCTCTCGTTTTCATTAGCGATTCTTTGGGCCTCGTCCAACTCCGCCTGGTCAATAAAGTCTCTAGCCTCTGCGGTGAGAGTTGTCCAGTCCTGGATCATGACCTCGTTGGCTACGACCCCATCAAGGCCTGCATTTACAAAAAACTCAAAAAGCTGGGATGCATACTTTTTAGTGCCGATTGTCACTACCAGCTGAGTCTTGGCAAGTCCAGGGTGTTTACCTTGGGTGTCTGACATTACGTACGTAAATACATTGTCCGTCTTGGTGACATCAGTCACCTGGAAAAAAGAGCCGTCTTTCATGTAGAGCAGCACTTCCGCTGTAGCTGTGGTGAGATCCTCAGCTGCCATGTCTGTGACCGTAAAATTAAGCTCTACGGTCTCTTTGTCGTTGGTAAATACCTTTTCCCTCTGGTAGACATCCACCACCTTGGTGGACCTCAGAGGAGCATTAAAGGCTAGTTTTTTTAAACTCATTTATATCACACTCCTTATTGTGGACCTATAAACGTAAAGGCCGGTACCATCGATGACGACGATGATGTAAAAGTATAAAAATCTCCTGTGCTGTAATTTATAGCAATACCTCCGTAGCCGTTGGACATGTCTCTCATGGCGATTTTTACCACATAATAGTATTGAGCCTCTGGCAGTCCAGCTGTTCCTGCTGGGTTCACCATAACCCCCTTCATCAGAGGGAGATCTGCCCAGGCAGCAGCATCTGCCAATACTAAGGCCACAGTGCTTGTCTTTCTGCCGATATTAAGGTTAGATATCATCCCGTCTAAAGTCATATTCCCACCTATCTCTAGCAGGGCCTTATTTTCCGCTACTTTACCTATGGCCATGGAGTTGCCAGAGGAGTGGAAATCCATCAGTACAAAGGCAGTACCTATGTCAATCAGCTGAGTGGAGGATGTAAAGTAATCAGCGACTACAATTTGAGCCTCGTATGATTTATTGGTGTCAGCTGCCACAACTGCATTAAGTGATGGTGTGTATGATGTGCTGTTCGATGCAGCATTGATCCATGATGATGCGCCTCTTTCCCTGTATCTAAGGGTCACGCTTTTTCCGTTTGTGCTGTTGATGGGAGCGATATTTCCAGATCCTGTGATTCTGATGTAAGCCCCCTGAGCATTTGCATTACCATCAGCGTTACATCTATAGGCATTAAAACCTGTGACCGATGGCACCGTATAAGCGACTACGGATATGGTTGTAGATGATGAGGCTGATCGCCCTCTTGAATCAGTGACCGTTGCCTCAATCGTTATTGTACCGCTGTAGTTGATTACCCCGGTTGTAAAGCTATTTGCATTAGATGCGCTGATATTCGTGCTGCCTGCTCTTACCACTGTATTTCTGGATGTGATTGAGCTGCTATAAGCTCCGGATGCGCTTAAGATTACAGCCACTTTAGACCTACCTTGCACATACTGACTCTCGTAGAGATCCACACCTGACTTTGCGATGGAGACCGTCGGCAAAACTGTACCTGGTACCGTGACCGTAAATGTCCTTGTCGCTGTACCGATGTGAGTGCCGCCGCTGTAGGTATAAACAATAATAGTAGCTGTACCGCTGGTACTGTTTGGCAAAAAGTCTGAGTCTGATAAAGAAGGTGTGAATGTACAGCTTGTGCCCTGGCTTGTACCCACTGTGACGTCTACTCCGTCTGTCCTGCGGTATACGACTGTATGCGTAAATGATGTTGAGGCCCTTGAAATATTTACCGTAACAGGACTTCCTAGAGCTCCTCCGGTTATTGATGAGATGCTGGAGGCTCTAGGTATGGTGTCTAAGGTAAAAATTCCGCTTGATGTAAGGTCGAAGATTGTGCCTGCCCACCATCTGCCTGAGATGGTTACGGTTTTTGTGCCGTCAGCATTATGTGTAACTACTTCAGTGCGTCTGCAAATTTCTTTTTTAGCTGTATTGGTGCCAGTGGCTCCAGTGTCAGCTCCGATTGTAGTTTGCCCATTGATTGTGGTATTTCCACCGTTGGAACTCCCACTGTAGTATCCGTAAGCGTTTGTCCCTCCGTAAGTGATCGCTGTGATTGTAGTGGTGTTATTAGCAATGTTTTGAGTTGCTGACCATTCCACCCACACCCAAAACGCGCCTTTACTGGTGGCTATTTTAGGGGTTGATCCAGACAAAGCCATACGTTACACCACCCTTCCGAATGACAGGTTGCCGTTATTTCTAGGCGTAAATGCAAAATTTCCAAGTTTTAGTGAGTTAATAAATTCTCCATCAGTGACATAGAGCTTATTGTCTGAGAGATAAGCCACTCGATTTCCAGACTGATAAAAACCAAGGATGTCATTTTCGAGCTTTAAGGTGATCTCATTCCCAAGTTCTCCCAAGATGATGTTTCCATCTTCGAATCTTATATACTTTCTGATCAACTCAAACTCAGTGTCGGTCAACTCCTGGTTGCTGTTTATGGTCTGCGTCATTTGAGTAAACTGGAAATCAAACGCATTCTTTGTCTGCTGAAATTCGGTTCCTACTTCTGACTTGTAACTCTCTAGCTCCGTCTTCGAGGTGTACGTCTCACTGACTTCCGTTCTAAGGCTTCCAGCTTCCTGGAGGATGGAGTTGTTCATTTCTATTTTTGCGTTATTGACAAGTGTAGTGGCATACTGTTCCGCGTTTTCCCCCACTTCTCGAGTGACATTCTCGATGACTTTCACCGTCTGGTATTGTTTTTCCGTAAAGCTCGAATACTGCGTCCCGACAGTGATGGTATTTCCTGCTGGATTAAGTAGGTCTACTGTGAGCTTGCGTATTAGATACAGATCATCCAGCTGATGGATAGGGCTTGTTACTCTCACGTACTCAAAAACTCTAAACTCATCAATATCCACATCCATCATGCTGAGATCCACAGCTGTGAGCTCTATTGTATTTAAAAGCAATATGGATTTAGCTAAGGCTTGATTTGCCTTACTGAGGAGGTTTGAGGGTACCGTTACATCATCAAATACAACGTTTTTAAATATCCATCCGTACACATCAACTGCATCCTGGTTGTAAACATAATCCGCACCTGCATTGACTGATGTAATATCCACTCTGTAAGTGGAGCCATCCTCATTTTCCATCTCAGCGCCGATAGGGATAATAGCTGTGGCGATATCCTCTGAGCGTCTTTCCCGATTTGCTTCTATGAGATTTTCCCCTAGACTTATGACCTGATTGGACATAAAGGTCGAGTCCTCTAGATAATCAATATAATTGATTCCTCCTGATTTCCTGACTCTTATATACCCCCCCAGCAGATCTATGAGCTTATTCTCAATCTCTGTCCAGGTATTAGGGTAATTCTGGTTTGACCTCACAATGTAGTTGTTAGGATCAGTCACGGTGACTATCCCCAGGGTAAATTGTTTCGATACTTCCACCTGAGTGTTGTGATCTGTGATAAGCTTCTGCAGATATTCTGTTATTGTTCCTTGGAAGCTATAAGGCCTGACCAAGCTGTCATTCAACATAGCCATGTCACCCTCACATAAAAATGTGATCACATTAAAGGTGTCAACGCTATCGTTGACTGGGCGTCCTCTAAAGAGCAGCGCGTTATCCTGGTATACCTCGATTATGCTTTTCAGCTTTCGTATAATGCCGTAAAGTGGGTGTGCTTCCTGGATGCTAAAAGTAAAGGTTCCAGCCTTGTTGACTTCAAGCCTCATATTGGCTGCTATAAGCTGTAGTTCTTCTACCGGAGGCTCATAAAGGAGCAATCCGTCACAATAAACTTTGTACACTTAAATCGCTCCTTCCTGATACTCAATCTTTATCTTTGTTCCTAGTGTGCCAGTGATGTTGTAATCACTGTAACCCTCCATTAGCCTAAGATTAGTGATTTGATACTCACCTGCTGATATGGTGTGCGAGTTGGGCCCATACTGGATCGTTATTTCTCCGTCGGTAGTGATCTTAGGTATTACAGGTTTTCTAGAGTTGTAGAGTCTTACTGTAAGTGCACCCGAGGCTCCTATGGTTCTTTCTACTACGGTTTTCTGTACTCTGTACTTATATGGCTCACAGTCGCAAGTGATTATAATCCTTCCATCGGTTCTGTTGATCCATTCAGGTCCAGATACATTGACCCTCCCGATGTAATACCAGTCAGTCTCATCCTCGGCTCTCAGTATCAGTTTTTTCCCGTGCAGCGTGCTTCTGATATCATAAATAGGCATCATGAGCTGATCAGTTCTAAAAGCAAAAACAAACTCTGCATTTCTATTTCTAAAGCGGACCCCTCCGAAAAACTCTGTCAGATCTATCTTTCCGTCTCCAGATGGGATCTCCGCTTCATAGGTCTTAATCTCTGGTGTATCGATTCTCTGAGAGAGGAAAATCAACCCTAGATCTGTCTTAGTGTCATAATTTCCTATGATCATCTTCCTCTTCTCCTTCCTTCCTCGAATTCACCGAATTTTTTATCCATTACAGGAGCCAGTGCTCCTACCGTTGCTCCTGTATCCATGACCAGTTGCATGTTTGCCATCTGAGGTAGATATTGCTGCAGCACTCCATAGGTCATATTCATAAGTTCTTCTAATCTACTCTGAGCATTAGACTGATCTGTCCTAAGACCTGATTTCAGCGACGCATTAAGGCTGTTCATTCCTGCTGTTGATGCATTAAATGCTAGGTCGCTTTCAAAAGATTTTGTAGTGATTGCACCTACCTCATCCATGGCCTTGGTAATGGGTTTCACATTGTCTGAGATGCCTTCTGCAAGACCTTCATCGAGGTACGCTCCAAGCTTCATAAATACACGGGATGGGGATTTGATGCCGAAGAAATTCTTCACGCTATCCACAATCTTCTGAGCGGCTTCCTTAGCCTTTTTAACTACACTTCCTACAGCTCCGCTGATTCCTTCTCCAAGGCCTAGTAAAAGCTGCTTTCCAATCTCTTTAAAATCTTTAAGCCCGTTTCCAAGGGCAGTGATCATAGATGATATAATCTGAGGCATTGCCGCCCCGATCTCTCCTATTATCTGTGGCATAGCTGTGATAAGTGCAGTCAACAGGTCTACTCCGGCGTCTATGATCACATCGATGTTGTCTAGGAGCGTCTTGGTTATACTGTTTATGATTTTAGGCATTGACTTTGCGATGGTGATCAGTATTTGTGGCATCGCATCAATAAGAGCCGTAAAAAGCTCTATACCTGATGCTACGATGTAAGGCAGATTATCCAGGAGTGCTGTGATGATGTCCTCAATAAGCCCTGGTAGCACATCCAGTATAGTGGTGATGATCGTAGGCATGTCATCAATCAGTGATGTCAAGAGATCTACACCGGTCTGCACCAGGTAAGGTATTCTGTCCATCAGTGATGTGATCAGATTTCTGATGATTTCTGGCGCTTTCTCCAAAAGCACCGGGATTGCATCCATGACTCCTTGCGCTAGTCCGATGATTAGATCCATACCGGACTCAAGGAGCATCGGGATATTTTCTGAAAAAGTGTTAATCAGTGCCATGATGGCTTCCAGTGCCTTAGGTATAAGCTCCGGGAGAGCCTCTCCAATACCCGTAGCGATCTCTCCTATGGCTGTCATACCTGCCTGTAAAAGCTCCGGCCCTGTCTCACTGATCAGCGTGACAATGATACCTGGAAGCTCTGTAAGGACATTACTGACCATTGGTATAAGATTCTTAGCAAAGGTCACAACAGTTCCTGCAAGGTTCTCCAGTGCTGCAGGTAAACCCTCTCCAGTGGATAATGCTCCCAGCATATCCATAAAGGATGATTTCATCGCGCCTAGAGATCCAGAAAAGGTTTCCTCTGATTCCTTGGCGAAGTTTCCTGCGTATTGCGTAGTACGGTCCATAAACATCTGCATGGCCAGTTCAGCTTTTTCCGCGTTGTCTGCTGTCTTCCAGTCGAAATTCACGCCCTTTTCCAAGGCATAAGCCTGGAGTGATGTGGCATTCATCGCTACACCGAGGTTGTCCATCATCGTAAAGTTACCCTTGGCAGCTCCTGCGATAGATTCCATGGCCATGGTCGTGTCTAGGCCCATTACAGATGCCACGTCTGCAGCTCTCTGCATTGCTGTCGATGTCAGTGCCAGAGCTATTTCCTGCTTTACTCCGGACCCCTGAAATAGAGACCCCATCTTATTTGCCGTGGCCATATAGTCGGAGGCTGAAAGTCCCATGTTTTTATAAGCGTCTTTGGCTGTGCCCTGGATGCTCTTTGCGAAATCTCCAAAAACCGCCTCAGTACCTCCAAGGTTCTGCTGCAGTTCTCCACCTGCATTTATTGCGCTGGTGATGATCTTACCGATTCCAGCCGCCACCAGGACTTTTCCTAAAGTTGATACCAGGCTTCCGCCCATCTTTTTACCTGCAGCGTCTCCTGCACCACCGGTCTCATTATTCAGTTCTTTTTCGATGTTCTTGCCGATGCCTTTGGCTGATGGCATCAGCTGAATATAGGCTTGTCCGAGTTCTGTTGCCAAATTTTACACCTCCTCATGAGGTTGGTTTAGTAGTCGTTCTCGTTCTTTCATAAAGTCCTCACCGGATTCGTAGGTTTCCATCATTGACTCCTTAGGATTTAGTTTTTCCAGTATCGATTGTGGCCTGTTTACGCCCTTCTCAGCGTCTTTTGTGTTAAACCATACTAATAGGCTAAGTCTGTCCACTATCGCTGCCATGAGCAGGATTTCCGTGGTTGTTTCAGCTTCATTCATGGCCATCTTTATCCTGGAGTTATCTCTAAGCCCTACAGCTAAAGCGGCCACCGTTGTTAAGGGCAGCCGCTTGTAGTCGTAGATATGATAGGTTTCTGCGAAGTCGCATATAAGCGCTTCTTCATCCTTTTTTAACATCCTGGTGAGGATTAAGAGTTTTTTAGCTTTCTTCCACTCGTAAAGATTTCCATAATCTCCTCTCCGATTTTGTCGAGAGGCACTCTACCATCTTCTATTCTTAAGTGGTTCATCAGCTTTTTTTTCTGATCTTCGCCCAATAGCATAGTTACAAGCTTCGGAAGAAGAAATGGATTCGTATCAACCTCTGAAATAACTTCGAAAAGCTCATAGTCATTGAGCTTATCATCGTGTATCTCAAATTTAAATCCTGTCTTTGTCGTTCCTTTCAACATATGTTTTTCTCCTCTCCTATACGGTTACAGCAGGGTCTACGATATACTCATAGTGAGTGTTTGAGGATGCATCTGGCATCGCGGTGACGGTTGTAGGATACCCTACAGCTCCTGCATCCACGTAAGCGATCTCTCCCACTTCTGTGACCTTTCCGTTTGGAATGACGATTCTCTTCAAAAGCCCGTTTTTAAGGATCATCTCCACAACCAGTGCATGAGCAGGAAGCTCCTTGTTATTTGCTGTGATGGCGATTCCAGTGGCTGTTGTCAGATCTCCTGTTACGTTTGCGCTGCCATAAACCTCTTTGAGCACGTCTACATTTGTAGCCTCAAGCAGTGTATATGCAAAGGTGTCGTCCTTCTGAGTCTGTGATGCCAGAACAATGTCTCCACCCCAGGCTCTTACTTTCTCCGTCTCTGGAGAGTTCGCGTTTACAAGTCCGTCCTCACTGATGTATCCCAGCGACTTAAATGCTGCATCAAGTGCGGTTTTAGCATCGGTAGGCAGCGTTGTGCCTAAAGGGGCACTAAAGACCGCTCCGCCGACTTTGGGTTTTCCGTATGTTACGTTTTTTTCTCCCATTTCGTACCTCCTAATAGTGGTAAATGTCATATACCGCCTGGTAGCGGTATTTTTTAGTTGCAGTATCAGTAAAATTGTAATCACTGTTGAGCCTTAGGGCTGCTATAGCGTGTAGATCCAGGAGACTGTCCACTGCAGCCTTTACCTTTTCGTTGAGATCTGCAGCTTTATAGAGACTCGTAGAATAGCTCTGAAATGCAAATGTGGAGTTTGGAAGCCAAGCACTTCGGCCACTTCCAGTCTTTTCAAAAAGCACATATTCTGCCGGTGCTGTCTCAGGTTTCTCAAGGTAGACAGGTACTGACAGCTTTGTTTTTAGATGGTCTAAAATCGTTTTTTCTATCATTACCTCACCGCCTTGAGAATAGTGTTGTTCTCTGAGTTGTCTTTCCTAGCTTCCGCGGTCTCAGCAGAGATCTTCGCGTTTGCTCTGTTTTTACCGACAAATATGTCCTGTTCGTAGCCTGGTCCGCATCTGTTTCTAATTGCGGAGGCTTTTGCTGTTAATACCGCCTGCATCTCCTCTGATTGCATCAGCTGCTTGACGCCTGCACGATTGAGTTTGACTTTCCATTTACTCATAGGCTTCCACCATGACCTTCTTGTTCCATTCCAGAGGAATCAATTCATCGATGCCTTGCAGCGGAATGCCAAAAACACGCCATTTACGCCCGAAAAATCTAACTTCCTGGTTCTCCCAGGTGTTTTCATCTCCTTTGGGTATGGCCAGTGTGTAGACCGCTTTACGGCCTGTAAGGCTTAAGGTGTTGACCACATCATCACTTAGTGTGGGGGCTACCAGTACATTTTCTACCGGTATCTCCACATCGGAATAGATGGGATTGTCAAATGGATCTGTGCCCGTCTCCTGTTTTGTAATAAGGGTGACCGTGATTCCTTTAAGCATCGCCATAAAAATCAATCACCCCATATCTCTGTCTTTTTAAGCCAAGCTTTGCAAGCTCTGTATTTTTGATGAAGAGACCGCCTCCAGGTACCAGAAATGTCGCGGACTGGGAATATCCCAGTGCTGACTCCGAACTTTGTACCATCGGTTCCTGGTTGGTGGATGTCATGAGCGTCCTGCCTACCACATCGACAATCACGGATCTCAGAACATTCGCGTAAACAGGATCCTGTGCCATAAGGTCCAGGTCCTTGCCTACTCTACTTGCCTCAAGTCTTAAATTGTCTGCTATGACAGGTATCAGAGCAGTGGCTCTTATGGTCTCATCTGCTGTGAGTTCTCTCCAGAGGTCTCTAATATCTTGTATTGTGGCGAAATCCGCCATAGGTCATCACCGCCTTTTCTTCGCGGGTTCTGCTTTCGGTTTTGGTTCTGGTGCTACTTCTTTTGGTTTATCGGCTACCCAATCGCCTCCAGAAATAACACAGGAGCTATCAATGATAGCCCCCGTTTTTGTATTCCTGTATCTCATAGTTATGCGATATCGTCTACGATTCTTGCGAAACTCGTAGGCTCAAGGACTGCCCATCCAAGGTAAAGCTCTGCTCTGAGGTATACCTGGTTGTATCCCTTAAGGTCCTTACCAGAGTTGTCTGGATCACCGTATTCAATGACTTCAAGAGGAATTTCCTTTGCATAACCCCATCTGAATGCATTAGCAAAGTCACCAACGATGGCTCTGTCCTTAGCGATGGTATCAGCATCGGAAACAGTCTTGTTAATGTCAGTCTTTACTCCGTTGAGTGCTCCAGGATTTGCTCCCCAAGCCAGCTCTGGATAAAGTCTTACACCATTAACTTTTAGTGCTGCCAGTGCTGCAGATGCAGTAGGAGATAAGATCAGCCCTGTGACATCCCCGCCAGCTCCCTGTACAAGGGCGATGGCTGCTTCGATATTGTCGTCGATAGATGCTGCAACATACTCAACCTTCTGAGTAACAGCCGCGTCAAAGTGATTTGTCCCGATAACAGCAGAAGCAGCTCCAGTTCTTGGATTAACACCGTGCATAGCCATAAGGTCAAGACCTCTTGCCACTTTACGTGCAAAACCTTCGTTGAAGCTTTCGAGGGTCTTGATCTGCTCTTCCTCAGCTGCATACATAAACTCATCAGAAACACGAGCACCATATTCTACTTTGATAGGTACGATGGTTCTAGGTGTCAGAGTGATTCCACCGTGGGATTTTGCTCCGTTTTCTGCCACAACGTCAATCTCAGAATCCATCGTGAAGACAAATTCCTTCTGCCCATTGAAAGGGATAGGTGTCTGACCTGTCATTACTGCAAGGGAAGATTTACCCTTAACTTTATTTACCAGGTCGGTTACGAGTTCTGGTGCAAATAGGGATCCTTTTGATAATACTGCCATAATTCTTTACTCTCCTTTTATTCCGTTTAATAGTGCTTTATAAGCTGTGTCTTTTCCTTCGCCTGCTGGCTCAGTGGTCCTGAGCGGAGGGGCAGGCTGCCCTTTTGATACGAGTTTCGCCAAGGTTTCAGCATCTTCCCGGAGGGATTTTTCATCAGTACCTGTCAATCTTCCGGCCAGTTCATACGGGATGCCCTTCTCGTGGGCAATTCGAGCTTTCAGGCTCGATAATTCGTAATTGCTTACTTTACCGGTGAGATCTGCGATGGTTTTGTCATACTCTCCTGACTTCTTAGCTAGTTCGTCATGACTTGCCTTGAGTTCTCCGAGTTGCTTGTCTCTGTCCTTAAGCTCCTGGTTTTTCGAGTTAAACTCAGATCGTGGAACATATTCTTTTCCGATTTCGGACTCAATCTGACGGATCAGATCATCCTTATTTTCTACATTCTCGAGAATTTTCTTTAGGTCTAGCATTGTTTATTCTCCTTTCCCGCTATCCTTTTTGTCGGGCCAGTCCCCGTACTGCGGTGCCACACTATCCAGTGGCCGGTAAATTTTTGTATAATAAAGCACCCCATCACTGGAGTGCTCTAGTACCTTATTTGCTTAATGTCTTGATTCTTTCGATTGCTTGGTCTGGTGTATGCCCATCCCATTCAGGGGCAAATTCTAGTTCTTGTACTTCAAACATTCTCCAATAAGGATTCACGTCATAATGGTATGTTGCTTGCCCTTTTGGTGTATTAAGGCCAACAATGAACATGTTTGAATACATAGATCCATCATGATGGCTCCTTGATTTCCATGCAATCTCTTTATTGTTATTACAAATAACGCTAAATAGTATTGCTCTGTGATGATAAAGCTCATTAAATGTGTGATACCCGTCTGATAGATCCCAGATTCCTGTTGAAGGAATTTCAATAACTGATTTCTTCATTTTTACCTCCTTAGTACCTTATTTTTTGTTTTACAATCGGCTTTGCCTCTGAGCACGCCCAGTGTGCAAGCAGTGCACTGTCAAGCAGTGCGATGTCATAATCTTCAAGCTGTGATTTATAACCGAATCCACCGTTCGTTCCGATGCTGCGCTTCTCACAATTTGTGGCTATCTTTTCCAGTGATGGCTGCCCTCTATGGCACAGCTTGCTCTGGTAGATTGCCTTTTCAAATGCAGCGTTCGCCATGATGATCTCTTTTACTGTAGGAAGGACCGGCGCTTTTAACCTGGCATCTTTCATTTCTGAGGCCAGGAGCGCTTGACCGTTTGCACCGTCTATAACAACGCTCTGCACATCGGCGCTGGAAAGAAAACTGAGTATCCAGTTATTCCCGTTTCTCACAGTCTGACAGTCTATGGTCTCAATAAACACCCTATCGTCTGCAGTCTTGACCGCGATTGACATAGCCACATTCGTGCCATCGTTCCCGTACTTGATACCCACAAAGAGTTTTCCTGTGATAGGTGGCATCTGGTTGACCTTTACGGACTCCCAGTCTGTCTTGCTGATAGCTGATTTTTGATTGTACTTGATCCAGAGCCCTAGACGCTGGATGTTAAAGTCTACAAGGTCGGTCCCGATTTCATCGGATACGGATCTCTCAGTAAACTGTATACCGAGTGATGGATTCGTTTGATACCACAGCTCCACATCCCATGGGTCAGATTCATCTTCCACTGACCACTCTGCCCAGCCTGTGTTTCGGCTTTCTCCAAAGAGTGCAGCTTTTCTCAGGTCTGGAAATACCGTTCCACTTGATACAGGTGTCGGAGGTGTTCCGCAAAAAATGGTCTGCGGATTTTTACTGTCTGTTACAGTGTATTTAAGGGCTGATTCATGATCAGTCTCATATTCCTGTGCCTCGTCAATAACCAGCAGGTCAAAACCTTCTCCAAGTCCGCCGGACCCAGTTCTTGTTCTAAACTCGATTCTTCCGCCAGTGGCTGGGATTTCAATTCTTTCTCTTCCCGAGGCCCTCAAGGATTTATAATCTATGCCGGCTTCGTCCAAAATTCTCATCAGTCGTTCCCAGGCTGTATGGGATGTTGTGGTTCTATGCGCTGTATGTAATATCTGTTCGCCTTTTTGAAGGCCATACATTTCTCTCATGGCCACAACTTCATTTTTACCATTTCTTCTGGGGATGCTATAACCAAACTTTGTATGGATCCATAGCCCCTTATTATTCACTGCCAGGATATTTTTCAGCAGCAGTATTTGCCATTTGCGTGCTTTTCGTTTACTTCGTTCGTAAAGCTCGACCGCCTCTTTGTAGTGGCTCTTCCTAAATGGCAAAAATAAGGATTGAGTAGGGACCTGGTTTCCAATTCGCTTCTTCAATCTACTCCCCTCATTTATCTAGTTCTTATTGGCTTCCTTTTTTGCCCAGGTATCAATACGCTTCTGCCTTGCATCTGCCGCTCTTTCTTTGGATGTTTTCGACATTTCTTGAGCACGTTTGATACGTTCTTCTTTTGTCAGTTCATAATTTCCGTATTTATCCTGGACATACCTGCGTTTATCTCCTGTTCCTTTATGGACTGTTGATTTTACTTTTTTAGACTCAAACTCAACGATGCAACGGCACCGATCATGCCTGCGATACACATCTTCCGGCACATCGGGATAAGCATAAGTTCCTTCGACAGCTCTGCACCATTCACATGCTCCGGATTCAGCTGTTCTGGTGATCTTAGATGTCAAGCCAGCGCTATAATGAAACTCCGCGTTTTCCCTGATCGAGTCTTCTACGATTGCCTGGTTGAAATTAACAACCGGCTCTCCAAGCAGCCATGAGACCTGTTTAAAGTTTGGCTCATTCGAAATTTTATCAATCAGTCCAGTCAGTCTATCCTCATTTACCTTTTGCTTTATAGGTTTTATGCCTATTCCAGCATTTACGTTAAGGATATTTTGCACATCACTGGCCACATCTGCTACTATTGCATGACTTTTGCCAAGAGTCTGACCCAGCACACGTTCTGCGATGTTGAAATACATCCTGCCGTCTGGCATGCTGTCCACAGTGATGTATTTACTTAGGGCTATCGACAATACTGCACCGACTTCGCTGGCGAAAACATTAGCCTCTCGATAAGTAGCCGTTCCAGCTCTTATTGATTCCAATATTCCTTGGACCACTCCGTTCTGTTCCAGTAGAGTTTCAAACTCCGCCTCGATTTTCTCTAGCAATTCGGGAACGATATCTATCATTCTCCCGCCCCCTTGATGCCTGTGAGATCTCTCAATGTCTCACTGTCAAAATAGCCAGGGATTGCCTGGTTAATCTTGATCGCTCCATCTCCAACCAGTGATAGAGTGGATGCATCTGGCTCAAATACAGGTTCCCATTTGGGCTTGGTGTCATAAAACTGGCTTCTCTGGTAAGGATATTCATCCCTAAGGCAAGATGACAGATAACCCACATTGAGCAGACCTGATCCAAAGTTACGTTGAGCTTTCCTTGCTGCTACTCTCAGGTTTTCGTGAGATGCTTTTATTGCTTCGGCGCTGGAAGGATTGTCGGTCACAAATCCGAGATCGTCCATGGTTAATCCTGTTTCTCCAGCGAATCCAGCAGCTGCTGTTTTAAGCTGTTCTGTAAATGGTGACATAGATGGAGTGGCAAACTGCCCGAGTTTTGGAGCTTCTCCATTTTCGTCTTTGGTGAAACTGAGCATGGATGACACTGTTGCTTTCCATACATCCATTGCTTCCGCATCCTGGCTGAGTCCTGTTACGTACTTTTGAGGGAAAGAGTAAAACTCTGCAGTGACCTCGGCCCTCTCCAGTGTGTTCTTAGCATACCGCTGCCAGTACATCGCTGACCTTGTTATCCTTGATCTACCAAAAGGCCTCACAGCATCCGGTCTATGGATGATAGGCACCAGCAGTGGATAAGGTGCAGGGTTTTCAATTCTCCTGTCAAACATCCCGGCTTCGTAATAGTCGGTATAACCTGCATAAAAATAAGCCTCTTGATAAGGCTTGTCGTTCTCGTCTCGGCTTAATACTGCGTATCCTTCCTGGAGCAATCCTGTAATCGGATCAATGATTCCAGTAGCATTGGCCGCATCGATTACCTGGAGTCTAGGTATAGGTATTTCATCATCATCTGATTGCGAGATGTAGATAAAGCTGCACGAGGCTATGAGAGCGGATAAAATTGCGCTGTCAAATAGCGTGTCCGGATTATTCATCTGGAAGATCTCCATAAATCCAAAGATGTCATCCTCAAATCCTCTGAATACTATCCTGTCCGCAAGTGAGTCAACAGCCTTTGCCGCCCACCCAAGAGTAGACCTGTATTGCTCTCTTATGTGAGGTGGGATGGTTACTCCCAAGGCTCTATCCATGTATTTCATGTCATACTGCTTATAGCGTATCAGTACCCTTCGCCTGCGCGCTTCCAGCTTTTTTCTTAGGTAAATAATTCCCTTCTGGTCCATCGTCGTCTCCTTTCATGAGAATATTTGTATAGTGACTGCCTGAATATCGGAGCTGACAAGGGGGAGGGGGATATCCCCCCATGTCTATCCATGCTTGTAACCTTTCCAGTCCATTGACTGTGGTAGATTCCTGTTGCCTAGAATCGTCGGCTCCTTGGTCTCGATGTTTTTAAATAATTTATCTGATTTTTGTCTGTTGCAGTTCCAGTGCGCCAGCTGCAGGTTCTCCAGTGCTGATGGATGTCCACCCTTAGCAATCGGTACGATGTGGTCTACGCATGGAGCCATAGGATCAGGTGTCTTTAATTTCATGTCTACTTGATTGCCACAGATACCACATGTGTTCTGCGTTGACATGATCCGCTTCTTATTCTTTGCATAGGCTTGTCTATGCGGTCCATACTGATCAGCTCTAAGTTGTGCCATGTCTCCACTCCTCTCTCCAGAAGCAGTTCCCTGGTAGGATACACAGCATCTTGTTACCCTCTGGCTGTTTATTAAGCCATGGACAGGTCATGCAGCTATCGCTTGTTATGACCTGAGGTGTTGTAGTATTTTTGTTTTGGTCTTTTAAGTCTTTGGTATTCATCGTCGGTCAATAACCTCCTACATGATCCTTGTAAGTATCTATTCTTAGGCAGCAGCCCTTGATGTATGTAGTAGATCAGCTGCCTGCATCCGTTAAGAGATGCGATGTGTGCATGCTGTTCGTAGCAGCCACCTTTACGCTTTACTACATATCCTCTTGTGCTGTCCTTTAATACAATAAACTCCATAAACCCAGCTCCCACCCTAGCTTGTCTTACGACTCGGTATATGCAACCCGGTACAACTATGTACCACAACCTAAATAATTAAAATTTAAGACTGCTCCATTTGCCACATCTGTGAGAGGTGAGAAGCAGTCTGCGAAACTCCACCGCAAAGCGTTGCACTGTAACAACAAATCCGGCGAACGGTGGGCACGCCTGGAGTTTCCCCAGGTAATAGCTCAAAGTATTGATCATGCCCATAATAAGCCGGTTTTCTGCTCTTGGTACCGACGGACCTCAATATCCTTGCAGCCGATGAAAGGAGGATGAACAAGAAAAAGCACAAGAGAAAAGACACCCTATCTCTAAGGTGTCTTTATGTCGTACTTTTACAATACTAGAATAGCATGAACTTAGTTGACATCGGTTGCTATCTTATCGTATTCGTTCAGGGCATAGCCATGGAGCCTGCAGGTGTAGTGATAATTGTAATTGATATCCAGGGCAACCTTTTCCAGTTTGTCACCAAGGATGTACAGCTTATAAAGGATTGTCTTGTATACTGTGGTCTCCATTCGCTTGATGTTTTTTATAATGGCATCTTCTTCATCCGCGATCTCATCAATCATGACATTAAGCTTATTCTTTTGTTCTATAAGCTTCGATATGCCGTCAGCCATCTTGTCTCCATCAGCTCCTCCACCTTTAGGCATGTCTGACAGTATAGGTGAGATCCTGGTGAGTCTTGTCTGTGTTTCCAGGACCGCATCTTGCAGAGTCAATGACTCAATTCTGCGATGCCTTAGATTGAATAACTGTTGTCTTGGTTTCTGTTTCTTTTCTTCCATGTTTACCCCCTAAGCATCATTCTGATTACCACAAGCATCCCTACTGCTATGATAGCCAGTCCTAATATCATGATCACGTAAACCAGCGTTGCAATTAATCTTTCTATGAATTTATCCATATTTACCCCCTCTGTTGTGTCTGAAACATTGACACCTGGATTTGCCTCTCCGGATATGCTGCAGGTGCCTTATAAGATCTCTTGCAGATGGACTCTATCTCAGTGATCACTGCATTGAGGACCTGCTCCGAAAAGATTGTCTGGCCATGCTTCATGTGCAAACCGTTGGTCTTATCCATTAGTGCCTGCCAGAACTCATCAGTGCCTGTTGGTGTGCTGTGATCCTTGAAGAGCTTCCAGGAGTCCGTAATGACTTCGTAGTATTTTCTAAGTTCTGATTCAGTCATGTGTTCTCCTCCGTATCTGAAACAAGTCCAATAATCCAATCCGATGAAACTTCTAAACGCTTGCAAATTCTGATCAAAACGTCAATTTTGGGTATTTGTTTCCCTGTTTCATATGCAGAGTATGAGCTAGGAGCAATATTCACTATTTTTGAGACATCAAGCTGAGCTAAGCCTAATTGCTCTCGTCTCTTTTTAAGTCTTTCACCAAACACACCTCGAATTATCGGTTTCATCCTCTACACCTCCTCAATCTTGATATAGATGCCTGGGATCTCAGCCCAGAACTTCTCAACGATGCTGCTTACAATGAGATTGTCGTCTTTCCAGAATCCGGAATCAGTCATACAGTCCTCAAGCAGTTTCTGTAGATTGGTCACGTCAGGCCTTGTGGTCTTCCACTCACCGTCCCTGTGCTTGCCTCTCGGGAATAGCCACTTGGTGGTGACTCTTAGAGGACCATCGAACTCTCTAAACGGAACATGCTTCGAAAGGTGAGCCATCAGCTTTGATCTGGCAGCACTAAGTTTTTCATCTTCGTAGTGATGAGGTTTTCCTCCGATGACTGCGACTTTCTTCTGCTGGTGTGTTGTCTTTGGTGGGATCATGGCCATAAAAAACTCAATCATGCTGCACCTCCAAGGATATATAGTCAGGCTTTGCTTTGTCTCTTATTTCCTCCCAAATCTTCTCGCTCGCCATCTCATGCGTCCAAACAGGTCTGCCGAGGATCTCTTCGATGTACTTATGTGTTTCGCTAAAATCACCAATCAAATACCCTGTGTATGCTGAAATAATTGCTGCCTCTCTTTTTGTAATCATTCCTGCACCTCAATCTCTTCCTTGAGCCATTCCGACAGTTTTTTTAACCCCTTTGTAAATCCATGGTTGTTGTAGTAGATATAGAGAATCAATTCTTGATCGCTGAGTGAACGGATGTAATCGGCTCTTTTAATTTTTTTACTCATTTTTGCTTTCTCCTTCCTGATACTTTTTATCAATCTTTCTGCTTTGAAAATTTTGCTTTAGTCATTGGATGAAATGGGACACTCCGTTAAAGGGGGCATGTTCATCTGCCCCTTTACGGTGTACCCATCATGACGGGTGGAGCAGACCTGCGACAGACAAATATTTATATTTATATAGTGTTTTTGTCGCAGGTATTTTGTCCTGTGACAAAAACATACTTTTATGTTCGTGTCGCAGGTTAGGTGTTAATGGTGTGACAAAAACATGATTTATGTATTTGTCACAGGTTCGTGTCACAGGTCAATTTATTTTCTATGTACCTGTGACAAAGTCTAATTTTCTGTTTTTGTCTCAGGTTCATGTTTTGTGATCACGGTCTCTTTCCCGTCTTCTTTTAAGGATGAAAATCCACCATGTTCTTTTATTCTTCTCCAAACTGTCCTCTTAGAGATGCCTAAATGATCCGCAAGCGCATCCGCTGTGACCTCTTTTCCGTCCATCGAAAGTGATTCAAAAGCTATATCTATTTCAGATATTCTCTCATTCTTTTTGTTCTCTGGAGGCTTCCTTTTTTCAATTGCTTTTTGCCATGGTGGTGTCTCACCTTCCGGTTTCATATCCTGGAGTGCTCCATCGCGATCTATCCTATGAACAGGGTAGTCGAACCAGAAGTTGACCGGATTGAACTTAGGGAACTCTCTGAGTGTTCCATCCACTCTCCACGCTGTGCGCTGCTTGAGTGCTATTAGCCTCTGATTAATGGTATCTGTCCACTCCTGGACCTGATGCTTCTGCAGCACTGAATCGATATGCTGTGTCATCTTGCTGGCGCTGAGCTCATCGTCCTGGTTAACGTGCTGCTGGAAGTATGCCAAGTTATGCTTTTTAATAATCTCAACAGATACTGCAGCAATGACTTTGTTTTCTTCCTGCTTTTTAAATGCGTCGGTAAGCTCCAGCTCTGTGAGGTCCAGAAGTGCGTCCGGATCTCTTGCAAATACTCCAGAACCTGATGCACGGTCCATGGCCTTTTTACCGCCTTGAGCGCCTTTAGAGTGATGATGGCAGTATATGACTGCAGTTCCCAGCTCTGTGCATATCTTGTCAAACTGATTGGCGAAATGAGCCATCTGATCAGCTGAGTTTTCGTCACCAGTGATGACCTTGTAAATCGGGTCAATGACTACCGCGATGTATTCCTTTTTGGCTGCTCTCCTGATCAGTTTAGGTGCCAGCTTATCCATAGGTACCGACTTACCTCTTAGGTTCCAAATATCGATATTGTCGATGTTGCTTGGACTCAATCCCAGCCCCTGGTAAACGTCCTTGAATCTATGGAGGCATGATGCCCTGTCCAGCTCCAGGTTGACATATAGTATTCTACCTTGCTCACATTGCCACCCCAACCACTGGTGACCTTCCGCGACTGCTATGCAGAGCTCTATGAGCGCGTATGACTTACCAGCCTTGGAAGGTCCAGCAAGTAGCATCTTATGTCCCTGCCTCATAACGTTGTGTATGAGTGGTGGTGACAGTGGTGGGAGGTTGTTAAAGAAATCTGATAGGCTCTCTGGATCCGGCAAATCATCATTGATTGCCTCTATCCACTCATGCCATTCGTTCCAAGTTGCTTTACCTATGTTCGTTGCGATAAGGAACTGCTTCTTTCCATTTCGGATCACTCCAGGCATCCTGGAGAGCCTTGATGGGTTCTTGTTTTGCGTATCTATGACGAGGCCATTCTTTTTACACACGTTATAGAGGTAGTCCACACGCTTCCTGTACTCCTCATAGCTGCCAGCGTCCACTTTAACAATAGCGTGGATACTTTTCTTTCCACTGTGGACTAATGCTGCAATTGGTAGATCTAGCTCCAACATGAGAGCGTGCTGCTTATCGAGATCCATGGAGTCGGACTCTACCAGCGCGTATCTGTACTCAGATACATTGGCATTTGAAATCCCTTTACCGTCCACCGGATTGAAGCGGATCCATGCACCTACCTCTTCTTTGTAGTCTCCGAGGACACTGCCGATGTCTCCATCACATTTGCCTAGAGCATCTATAAGCTGACCTGCAGTACGGTCCCAGTTGCCTTTAGATGGCTTCCATTCACCGTCTGCATTCTCGTATACTGTTGTTACGTACGAAACATTGTCAGATGTGTCAAAGAGCGTCTCCAGGTACGTTGTGAGCTCCCTGACCGGGTTCCAGTCTTTAGGTTCCTCGACTTCCTTACCCTCTACCCATGCCTTATCTATGACCACGTAATCACGGCCTATTTCATCGTTCCAGTCCAACTCCCTATCCTCTTTTGATGCAGGAAGCCATCCATTGTCCTTGGCCATCTGCGTGATCGTTGCGCCTGTGACTGGCACTCCGGTACCTCTAAAAGTTGTCCATTTCTGGAAGCACTCTCCAGCTTTATACCTGGAGTCGTTACGGCTCCAATTATCCCAGTCAGCTGCAGTGTATCCCTCATGCTTTAAGGCCATGCCTACATTGGTCCATTCCTGGTAGGAGCACTGGCTAGGATTGATGTAGCTTAATAATTCAGTTAGGTTAAGCTTGCTTTCGTTCATGATGACTCCTTACCAGCCTATAGCTGATTCCAGTTCTACTGGTGGCTTATATTGTGTTGGGTTTATGTCATAAGGCACTTTCCATCCGTTCCCGGCTATTCTGTCAATAAGCTTCTTGGCCGCATTAAACTCCCAGGTACCAACGTGCTTGAATCCTTTTCCCTCCAGAAATCTGATCTGCTTTGGAGTGGTAAGTCCTTCATTCCTTCTTGCGGATAGTCTGTCTAAGAGAAGAGCTGCCTTACCTGCATTGTCAATTTCGTCGGGCATGATACCCATCTTTTCAAGTGCCATGACCTGCTGTTCTGATGCAGGTGCCATCTCCCACCCAAAGGATGGTACGTAGTTTGTGAGATCTTCTGCCTGGATGGACATTTCAAACTGGAGCGGATCCACAAGCTTCTTCTTACGCTTTCGCATCTCTTCCAACTTCTTGGCCAAGGCTTCTTCTCTTTCTGCTACTACATCAGAGGCCGCTTTCTGTTCAGCTTCTTCCAGGTCCATAGGCATTCCTGCTTCCTGGATGTTCTCGGTCATCTTCTTGGCCACTTCGTCATTCTGTGCGATCAAGTGAGCTGGGTGGCACAATTCATGCCGCTCTGTATGCCAGAGGAAGTCCAGCAGAAGGAGATCCTCTTTACCTGGGTGTAACCTGGTGCCACGCCCTACCATCTGACTGTATAAGCTTCTGACTTTGGTAGGTCTGAGGACTACGATGCAATCTACTGATGGGCAGTCCCATCCCTCTGTGAGCAGCATGGAGTTACAAAGCACATCGTATTTCCCAGCTTCAAAGTCTGCCAAGACTTCTGCTCTATCTTCACTTCCTCCATTAACCTCGGCTGCGCGAAATCCTTTTTCTTCCAGGATGTCTCTAAATTTTTGAGAAGTTCTTATGAGTGGGAGGAATACTACTGTTTTACGGTCTTTGCAGTGCTGGACCATTTCCTCTGCTATTTGATGGAGATATGGATCCAGTGCGTTTCCAAGGTCAGCCGTTTTGAAATCTCCTGCCTGCTGCCCTACTCCTGTAAGGTCCAGCTTTAGTGGTATAGTGAGCGCTTTAATCGGTGATAAAAATCCCTCTTTAATCGCCTTAGGCAGCGTGTACTCATATGCAAGGCTTTCAAAGTAGCTTCCAAGGTTCTTCATGTCTCCACGGTCTGGTGTTGCAGTAACTCCGAGGACATTAGCCTGGTTAAAATACTGCAGCACTCTTTGGTAGCCATCTGAGATACAGTGATGAGCCTCATCCACTACGATTGTATTGAAATATCCTGGATCAAACTGGCTCAATCTCTTTTCTCTCATTAGAGTTTGCACTGATCCGACTACTACTCTAAACCAGCTGTCTAAGCTTGTCTGTTCCGCTTTTTCTGTGGCTGTCATCAGTCCTGTAGACTTGGCCAGTTTATCGGCTGCCTGATCTAATAACTCTCCCCTGTGAGCGAGGACCAGCACTCTATCGCCGGTCCTTACTCTGTCCTCAATGATTTTTGAAAAAACGATGGTCTTACCTGTCCCGGTGGGGAGTACCAGGAGTGTCTTTTTGTTGCCTTTTTCCCATTCTTGGAGGACGGCTGTTTTCGCCGCCTCCTGATATGGTCTTAGTTTCATTATTCTTTTCCTCCTTAAAATTTTCCGGGGTTCCATCCTCCTGCAGCTGGTGCCTGCTGATCTTCTGAGTAGATCCATTTCTTTACTTCGTTGTACTCTTTGCCCTCGTGAGTTCTGTTTCCAATCTCACAGCGTCCTCTGGCTCCTGGTACAAGGTTCCAGTTCATTCTTAATGGTTCTCCTTTTTTCTTGAGACCAAGTGATCCAAAGAAAGAAGATAGTACCCACTCAGTCTTAGAGTGCAAGAGAAGCTTATTCTTGATCACAACTTCACCTTCTGGTGTGTTGATAGCGATTGACACCTCTGCCATAGGGCATGCAGGCATCTTATCAGAACCATTGAATCGTGCACGCTCAAGAAGCTTTACCGTAAATGGGTATTCACCTGGTTCCAGGAGGATAAAAGCATCATCCTTTGTAATGGTATCGTCCCAGCCAAACTCTCTCTCCATGTTGTCAAAATTGTTGTTATTCATAATCAATCAGTCTCCTTTAAATTAAAATTCTACGTAGAGGTTTTCTTTGTTCTTTTTGATGATTTCATACACCTGGTTCCAGGCAGCTACCAGGACCCCCTGTATAAATCCTGGGTCATAGTTTGCAATTGGTGTGTCGGCTGGATAGTATCCCTTTTGACCAACTACCTCCTGGATCTCTGCGGTGCTCACATTGTTTGCTCTCATGAGCTGTGCAAGTGCTGGAGGTATAGCTGCTGTAATGCCCAGTGGGATATCGTAGTTTTCGTCCGGAACAGTAGGATCCATGGTCTTCTGTTCTGGAGGTGCTACCTTGGTTTCTCTCTTCACTTCCTGGACTGGAGGTGCCTTAGGTTCTTCCACCTTCGGAGGAGTGATGCTCATAGGTTGAACCTGTTCCTGCTGTTGTGGTGCTGGAGCACTTCCATTGAGGATATGAGCGATATGCGAAAAGTTGAAAGGAAGTTCATCCTGTAGGTTGTGCCTGTTCTTTGCATCCCACCATGGAGTACACGTGGTGTACATGACTCTCTGGTTACCCTGGGCTTTATTTTTGCCCTTTGTGGCTCCTTGGCCATCTACATTCATGACCATGGTTTTGTAATTTGCAAAGAGCAGTACATCAGCCCATTCCTTGAGTAGTGGCATGGTCTTCTTCTCAAGCTTCATTTGCCAGTGATCATACCCTCCGACTTCCTCCGGCTGCTCAATCTTTTTGATTTCTGCATGAGCTGTGATCACAATGTTGATGCCCTTATCAATGAGCTCTTGGAGAGCATTTAGGAATCTTCCGAACTCTTCCTCAAGGTAGACATAGCCCTTGCCATATCCAAAGTCCTCAATGCCGGTCTTTTTGGATCCTGCGACAATGTGCTCAATTGCCAATCTTTCAGCCCAGTCAGCAGTATCTATGGCCAGAGTCTGGCAGATATGAGGATTTGCCTTTACATAGGCCACCTGGTTCATAAGCATGGTCCAGGATGACGGCTTGTCAAATCTTGCTACGTCCATATGGCTTGTGGAATCTTCTGTGTCGATAAACACTACTCCTGGTGCCTGGGCGGCAAATGTTGACTTTCCAATGCCCTCAGGTCCGTACAGGACAATCTTCTGTGGTTTCTTGATAACTCCTTTACTGATGTTCATTCTTGTTCCTCCTTATTCGATACTGATAACAGTAAATTAAGTAGCTTGTTGCTCCTGAATCTTACAACAGCAATTTGGATGCCCAACTCAGTATTCCAAGTATCTTTAGGATTGCACTTTGCCTTTCCAGTGACTATTCCATCAGTGTAGATGCTATAAGGTTTGTTGATTACAATCTTATGGCCATTCGGTAACTCGATGATCGTTGGTTTTGAAGGTTTACGGTTCAAGGGAGATATTTTTTCAAACCAATGGCGATAATCATCTTCGTCATTATTTGTTGAAAAGAAATGCTCTTTACCATAATCATTGAAGATTCTAATGTCTCCATTCGGGAGAGTTCGAGCTTCGTAAACTTCACCACTCTTTGCAACCATTTCTCTTGAGACTTCCATGATCAGGTCAGTATGACAAAGTAGTTTCATTATTCTTTTCCTCCTTAAAATTTTCCTGGCTGCCAAGCTGGCGATGCAGGTGCTGCTGTTTGTAATGGTTCATTTACTATGGGTGTGTCATCGTTGATGTTGTACCCATCCTCTATAATGATCTGGCACTCTTCTCCACGGCTGACTCTTGTAGCTATTGCCTGGAGTCCTTCTGATTCAAGCCATGCTCCGAACTCTTTGAGAGTCTTTACATCCATCTGCTCAAGTTTATCCAGGAGGACAAATCCACAGTCCGGATTAAGCTTACGTACGATTGCAGTTGCCACCTTGAGCTGATCACTGCCTGACATTCCGTCCCACATGTAGCCGTTGTAGAGCAGTTCTCCATCGACTACGGTCAGACCTGGCAGTGGGAGGTTTGAGTTTTCCAGGAGCAGGCTCTTTTCTGTCCTTACCTTGCTGAGCTCCAGCGATAGCTTGTCGTACTTCTCCTGGTACTCTTTTGCATCATCCTCTGCTTTTTCCTTGTCCAGGTTCGCCCTTACCTTCCTGTTGATTTCCTCCACATTTCTGATGGACTTCTCCAGCTCCTCTGTGGACTCATCGTGGAGATCCAAAGCACTTTTAGTGGCGATGTCCAAGTCAGATAAGATATCAGCTTCCCTGTCTTTTGCATCCTGCAGCTTACGCTCCAGATCTAAAATAACCTGCCTGATGTTGTCCGCTTGACTCTTGATAAACTCCAGGTTGCGTCGCTTCTTTTGGTTCTCACCGTTTCTTGCGAGGATTTCCTGCTGTTGCTGGATCAGGTCTGATATTGATACTGGTTCCTTAGGGGCATCTGTAAAATATGGCTGCTCCTTTGCATATTTGACCTTTTGGTCTGCTACGACACCAATGGCATGGCGCTGGTTATAAAGTTCCTTCTCGCGCTGCTCAATCTCATAAAGCTTTTGACCTACACCAATCACCTGCAGGAGAGTGTTGGCTTTTTCTTTGGAGGTAGACTCCATAAATTTTGGAAGGTCTAACGCGAACTGGCTCACGAATGAATCTAGTAACTGCTGTCCGGCTTTACCGCCGGATGGGTCCGTTACTTTTAGATCACTGTTCTTGCCCTTTCGCTCCACGATTAGACCGTTGCTCATGACGAGCTTTAGGGATGGTGGCAGTGTGGAGTCTTTGCGCTGAGGCTCTGATGGTTTATACTTGTTACCTCCAAGAGCCCAGGCAATGGCATCCAGCACTGACGTTTTCCCTTGATTATTATCACCACCGATGATGGTGAGGCCGTTCTCTGTCGGGTGGATCCTAACGGCTTTAACGCGTTTCACGTTCTCAATTTCGAGTTTATTGATTTTAAGACTCATTGTTCATCCTCCTGGTTTTTACCACTTAATATTTGGGTGGGTGTTGAGATAGATCTCTTTGAGCTTCTGCAGTGAGTGTTTTCCTCTTCCAATGTCCATCATGGAACACATATCCTTAAAGTCTGAGTAGGATCCATAGTCAGGGAGTGATGCCAGATCTTCGGTTAATGGGTCAGTGTTTATTTTTTTCTGCAGCTTTCGTTCCAGCTGCTTCTTCTCTACCTCCATGGTTCTTTCTGCTTGTTGGGCATCAACTTCATTTTTCTTTTTCTGAGCCAGAGGTCTCACTTTTGTATAGTAGTAATTATCAGCAGTCAGATTGGAGATCTGGAAGTCTACCTTGATTGTTTCCCTTATGGTCTTCTGGTCCACTCCTGATATCTCCATATCAGCGTATTTCGAGAAATCTCTTCCTGCTCTCTTTTGTGCTTTTTTGACCTCTTTTTGTTCTTTTTCAGCCGGTTTTGGTACATTTTCGACCTCATTTTGCACTTTTTCGACTGTTTCTGTGCTTTCTGGAGGTTCAATGAAATCCGGACATTCTTCCGCCTGGTCATCGTGAAATTCAGCTTTTATTTTTAAGCAGGCTAGATTATATTTTCTGTAGAGATCATCGTACAGCTCTGCAGGAACGGTTTCCCTCTCTCTCCTGCCATAGAAATCCTCAAGGGATCTCTCGGTCATGGTCCTAAGCTTCTCCATCTCTTCTCTGGTTAGTTCCCAACCTTCGTCTTTTTCGTGGCAGATCAGCTGGAAGGTTTCCGTGGTCTCAGTCTCTGTTATCTCTAAGATTTTTTTGATAATGATCATCTACTCCACCTCCGAATCAATTACAGCGAGGATATCATCCTCGTAGAGCAGGCCCTTGACGTCACAAATCGTTACGCCATCCTGGATCACAATCAGTGTTGGTGACATCCTCACCTTGTGCTGCAGCACCATATCCTTCTCTTCCCAGCAGTTTACTTCGCGATACTGTATATCTGACCGTCTGCTTGCAATTTCTTCCAGGATTGGCTTCATCAGTTTACAAGGCTGGCATGGTGGGGTGGTAAAAAGTAATACTTGTTTCATTTTCTTCTCCTTTCTAAATAATTCTTACTTCGATTCCCATCACCGTGCAGGTGTCCAGGAACGCATACAAGCTTACGTTCTCACCTCTGAATAGCTTTGAGATTATCCACTCAGGATGTCCCGATTTAGCTGCTATGTCTTTATTAGTTAATTCTCTGAGTCTCTTTGCTCTTCTGAGCTTATTCAGGATTTCTAGGTAGTCATCCAAATTGCTCATTCCTTTCATTTAGTGTTATAATTTACTTGTAAATACACCCTAGCCGCTTTTAGGATTGCAGTCCTGGGGCGGCTTCTTCTGTTTTTTCCGACTCATTTAACCTCCCATACTTTTCTAGAATTGGCGTGAAATACTTCTCTTCGGCTTCTTTCCTTGCCTTGGCTGCATCTTCGAGGTTTTCAAAATTACCAAGGAAATGTCTTTTCCTTTGAAAAGTTATATACGCCTCATATTTCTTATGTTTAGATGACCAAGATACCCCCCTTATTCCACTGCTATTATCTTTTCTTGGTTTATCGCCTAATAATTGTAACGAGGTATTTTCCTTCCAATTAACTAACTCATTGTGTTCATTTCCAAGTTTTGATACTCTCTTCCCGTTTTTAGAATTTATGCACCCACAGGATTTAGTACTCCCTCTTTTAAGATTTTCAGTTATCACTTCTGATTTCATTCCACAATCACATTTGCATTCCCAGACAACAGAATTTCTTAATCTTTTACCTGTATCTCGCATTACTGTGAGCCTTCCAAACCTCTTGCCTGTCAGATCAATCTTTCTACTCATCTTTTACCTCCTCACATTCCCAATCTTTCATCGGGTACAGCGCGTCTGTGCCATCCGGCTTGTGCACTACATAGCAGTCTGTTGTCTGCCACTTAAGCACTCCAGTCTCCTGGTATCCGCTTTCACGGTGAGTCATGATCACGTTCATTCCTCTTCCTCCAATCTCAGATCCAGTTTCAAAACAGTGATTTCATTCTCCAGCCATCCCATGAATCTTTGCCTAGACGATTCTTCCACTATGTCAGTTCCTTGGAACTGTTTATGTTTAGGTGTATAAATCGACCACCGCATATTCTTTCCTTCAATCAGCTGATCTCTCAGTTTTTCAAGTTCTTCAAGCTGTTTCAGTTTTTGGGTATTGATTAATATCTGTTCTCGCTTCATTCTTCCTCATCCTCCCATCTGACTGGCATTGCGTAGTCTTTTTGATGTAGGCTTCTTCCAGCCTCAAACCACAGATCTTTCATAACGCTTGCAGCCTGTTCATGGCAATAAGTACCGAGTATCACTGTGTCACGATCGAGCTTGGCCAGGATATTTACATCACCGTTGTCCTTGGTAACGGACCGGAAGCGCTCCACCTTGAGAATCTGTGTTCCGTCTTGTGATCTAATCCACATTTACTTAATCCCTCCTTCCAACAGTGCGATTACGATGGCAGCAGTGCAGGCAATAAAGATGATCAGTTTTGTAAGCCAGGCTAAAAACTTCATAGCATCAGCAGCCCCAGCATGAGCACGATGGCGATTCCTCCGGTGATGGTGAGAGCTACCAGCATCAACGATACAAATACAGTCTCCTCTACTTCATCCTCCTGGTACCTGTTTCTTCTCCAGTCCTCAGTGTCCTTGTACAGTCTCCTTTTCATGTGATCACTCCTTTTATCATTTCGATTTTGCTTTCCAGCTCCTGGATCCTCAGGTTCTGCTCCCGGATGATTCGGTCCTTTTTGATAAGTAGGTTGTCGTATCCGTCGTACTCAAGTTTTTCAATGCTGGCCACGGAGTATTTTGCACCTGGCAGGTCAAGCCTTTTGATGTAGCCCTCTCTCTCGTAAGTTTCCAGGGTGCTGATATCTACTCCCCATCTCTCAGCGAGATCCTTCTTACTTAAGATTGTTCTTTGCATGTGTTACCTCCTTGCAACATATTTGTTGAGCATCCTCAACTACTAGAGTAAAAAAATTTCGCTTACTTCGTCGTCGGTAAGATTGAGCCTGGCTTTAATCTTGCGAAGATCGTCTACGGTTATTCTGGTCTCCCCGTTGAGTTTTTTGTAAACTGCCTGTGAACTTATTTCAAGTGCGTCAGCAATATCCTTCACTGTGCAGTTCGTCTCGAGAAGCTTTATTTTGAATTTTGTCTCGTTCAT